GGGCCGCTGGGAGACGAGCGGCGGGGGAGAGTACTTCGCCTGCGGCGTCGGCGGCTCCGTCACCGGTCGGAGGGCCGACCTGGCCATCATCGACGACCCCGTCCGGTCCCGGGAGGACGCAGAGTCCGAGACGGTCCGAGACAAGACGTGGGACTGGTACAGGTCCGATCTCTACACCCGACTGAAGCCGGAGGCAGCGATCGTTCTGATCATGACCCGCTGGCACGAGGAGGACCTCGGTGGGAAGCTCCTCGCCGAGATGGAGGCGGGGACGGGCGACACCTGGCGCGTCCTGAAGCTACCGGCCCTAGCTTGCGATGCGGACGACCCCCTGGGGCGATCCCCCAACGAGGCCCTCTGGCCGTCTTGGGAGGACGGGGAGGCTCTTGCTAGGAAGAGGGCCACGATGGGAGAGCGCGACTTTGGCGCTCTCTTCCAGCAGGACCCGAGGCCCGCAGGGACGAGCTTCTTCGACCAGAGCTCGGTCCTGGTCGACGGTCAGCCCATCGAGCCGTTTCAGATCAACGACTACGTGTTCGCTACTCTGGACACGGCGATCAAGACTGGCGCCCAGCACGACGGCACGGCCGTCTGCTTCTGGGCCAAGTCGCAGTTCGGACCCTACCCCCTGGTCCTCCTCGACTGGGACATCGTCCAGGTCGAGGGCTCGCTGCAGGAGGCCTGGCTGCCGACTCTGTTCCGCCGCCTGGAGGACTACGTGGCCCCCCTGAAGGCCCGGATGGGCAGCGCGGGGGTGTTCGTAGAGGACAAGGCCACCGGTCAGGTCCTCAACCAGATCGCGGCCCGGAAGGGCTGGCCAGTGAAGCCCATATCGAGCGGCCTCACGGCCAAGGGGAAGGACGAGCGGGCCATCGCCGTCTCGGGGTACGTGGCGAGCGGTAGGATCAAGATCAGCTCCCACGCCTACAATAAGATCACGAACTACAAGGGGCGGAACGGCAACCACCTCCTGATGCAGGTGTTTCGCTACCAGATCGGCGTCAAGGACCAGCAGGACGACCTGCTCGATGCCTTCTGCTATGGTGGGCTCATCGCCCTTGGCAACGCGGAGGGATACTGACATGACCACCAACATCGTCAAGTTCACGCCGAAGCCTGCGCCCAAGGTTCAGGACCCTTGGGCCGACCTGTTCGCGGACCAGCGCAAGTGGACGCGCAACTTCATCATGGTCGGCTTCGCGCTGGTCGGGGGCGCGTGGCTGGGTGTGGCAGCGGCGCTGGGAAAACTGAAATGAGCACCGTTGATGGTCTCAAGACTGTTGAGCAGAATATCTCTGCCACGACTGCGGCTACGGTGTCGACAATCAAGACGAGCGTGGACGCGTCCATCGCAGACGTTAGCGCGCAAATCGACGCTCTTAATGCACTGATTACCACCTCGCAGCAGACCGTTGCAGATCTGCAAATTGTACTGTCGAACCTTAAAGCTTTCGACCCGGCGTACGTCTTTGGCGCTTAACGCCCGCAACTAACGAGTTTCGAGCGCGCCTGCCTTCAACGCACAGCGCAAACCTAGCAGCAAAGAGGCATGGCCGCTCGATCATGACGAAGGAAAAGATGACCAGCGTGTTGGACGACTACGTCAACCCGAACGAGACGCGCGTGCTAGAGCAGCAGGTGCGCGGCGCGCTGGCGTGGAATCTGCATGCGATCGCCTTCCACCATGACGCTGATGACGAGATGAAGCGCCACATGGTCGAGCGACTGATTGCGACGGCGACGAGCAAGATCGGCAAGGACGCAGTGAAGGATATCGTGGCCGGCTGGACCAAGCGCGTGGAGGCGGCGACCCGTGGCTGAGACTTCCGGCGTTTTCGCGCTCGTCTTCCTCGCGTCCTTTGCGTTCATGTATGCTTGTCTGAGGCATCGCTGATGGAACTCAACGAGGACCAGTCACGCTTTGTGCAGGCGCTGCATGAGAACCTTCACCGGCTCACCTTCATGATGCACGACATGACCGATGACCAGCGCAGCGCTGCGTGTCTGCATGCCATCGAGACGTGCAAGGCGCAGATAGGCGACGAGGCCGTGGACGACAGTCTGCAGTACCTCAACCTGCCGCTGCGCGCCAAGATCAAGGCGATCTATAAGTAAGAGCTAGATGCGGCTAGGGCGACGGCCCGAAACCCAGCCATCCACTGGTTGCCGCATCTTCACTGGATGATTCGAGAGGGAAACTCGATGAGCGAAGACTACGTCTCCCACTGGAGAAAACATCGTGGATACGGCGACTTCAAGCCCACGTTGAATGAAGAGCGCCGCTTCTATGTTTACACTCTTTGCGCTTTCGTCAACGGTGAGTGGGTTCCCTTCTACGTTGGTAAGGGTACCAAGTTACGTTTTGTGGAGCACTTCAAAAGCCTTGAGAAAGGCGAACATTCTAATCGTTTGCTCCAGCATGTTTACGACCAGCTGACCAAGGACGGCGTAGACATTGGAACGCAGCAGGTGGGAATTCAAGAGCCGGGTGACACTAAGCCCCAGCTAACATTTGAACCCGTCGCATACATGATAGAAGAGTTTTGGGTACGCAAACTCGGAAGAATAGACAAAGGCACAGGGCCGCTCACCAATTTAACGTGGGGCGGGCCAGGTTGCCCCGGTCGCGTGATGAGCGACGAAGAAATTCGAAGGCGCAGTGAGCGTAAACTCCAAGGGCTGTTGCGCCGAGGGTGGAACCACCACCAGCTTGTGAAAGACAAATTGAGCGCTGCACTTCAAAGACACTGGGACACCGCTACCGATGACTGGAGGGCGTTTCATCGTAAACGTGTTCGGGAGGGGATGGCAGCGGCTAAACGGATGGCCAACGAATGAGCAGCATTAACATCAATGCGTCGAGCCTTGGCAACTCGCTTCAGGCGTTGTTGCTGGCACAAGAGATTGTGCCCGGCGACGTTCCATCCTATCAGATTTGTAAGGCACTTCTGGAAGACCACCCTATCGGAGGCAAACTGACGCGCTACCCGATTAAGTTAGTGCAGAGCCAGAAGCGGGAAATTAGTATCCCGAATTCTCCAGAAGAAGACGTGCGAGAAGCCTTCTTGCGAGAGTGGAAAGCGATCGACGCTGACAAGACTATCTTGAATGCAGCAACACTGGCCCGTGCATATGGTATCTCTACGATTACGGTGGTCGTTAAAGGCGTACCGAGCGACCGCCCGATAGACCCGAAGGAGTGGTCTAATCTCACGATTGCGTTCAACGTGATGGACCCGCTCAACACGGCAGGCAGCTTGGTTTTAAATCAAGACCCGAACGCTATGGACTTCCAGAAGCACGCGGGTGTCACCGTACAAGGGCAACACTATCATCGTAGCCGCACCGTAACCCTCATGAACGAGGACCCGATTTACATCTCGTACACCAACTCGGCTTTTGGCTTCGTAGGGCGCAGCGTGTTTCAACGCGCGTTGTTTCCAATGAAGTCTTTCATCGCGACGATGACGGCCGACGACATGGTTGCGCGCAAGGTCGGGTTGCTGATCGCCAAGATGAAGCCCGCCGGCAGCATCGTGGATAACATCATGGCCAGCATGGCCGGCGTCAAGCGTAACCTGCTCAAGGAAGCCGAGAGCAACAACGTCATGTCAATCTCGGTGGACGAAGACATCACGTCTCTCGATCTGACGAACCTCGAAGGTCCGCTGGCAGCCAGTCGTAAGAACATTCTCGAGAACATCGCGTCGGCCAGCGACATGCCGGCTAAGCTGTTGACAGAGGAGTCGCTGTCGTCGTCGCTGAACGAGGGCACCGAGGAGAGCAAGCGTATCGCTCAGTTTGTAGATAATCTTCGCGAATGGCTAAACCCTGCCTACGACTTCTTCGACCAGATCGTCCAGCGCCGCGCGTGGAACGTCGAGTTCTACGAGAACCTCAAGGCCAAGTTCCCTGAGGACATGGGCAGCAAGACCTACACCCAGTGCTTCTACGAGTGGTCCAACAGCTTCAAGGCCGAGTGGCCCAGCTTCATTCGCGAGCCGGACAGCGAGAAGATCAAGGTCGATCAGACGCGCCTCGAAGCGGCCATCGCGGCGGCGGAAGTTTTGCTGCCGATCCTCGATCCCGAGAACAAAGCTGCTGTGGTCGCGTGGCTCGGCGACACGTTCAACGAGAACAAGATGCTGTTCCAGAACCCGCTGACGCTGGACATCGACGCGCTGCGCGAGTACGTGCCGCCGCAGCCCGAGTTTGGCGCGATGGAGGGCGACAAGGAGCCTGCCGAGCCCAAGCCGTTCAAGGCCATTGGCGACGCAGACAGCGTCGTGCGCCGACTGACCCGGAGATGAAGATGCTGCGTTTGGCTCTGGCAGCTTTGGCTGCTGTTCTTTGTTCGGGCGTACAAGCGCAGCAGGTGGGGTTGACGCCGGTCACCACCTCCACTGGCGCATCGCTCGGCATCGTCGCCAAGGCAGCGCCCGGCAGCGCCTATAGTGTCTTCGCGACCAACCTGACGAACACAGCCGGGTTCCTCGTCGGCTACAATGCCATCGCTCTGCCGGCAGACGGTGCTCTGACGGCAGCCAATGTTATCCAGTGCGCGCCGATTGCTGCTGCTAATTCGACGACGCAGCAGAGCTTTGTGGACATTAGCGACGAGCCGGGACCGCCGACCAACTACAGCGTCGGCATCGTGTACTTCTTCACCAGCGCCGCCACCTGCTACACCAAGACGACCGGCGTCATTACCGGCTTCATCTCTGCGAAGGTCCAGTGATGAACACCATGATCCTCGCTACGGACGGCGGCGCGCACAGCGCCGAGGACTGGGCAAACATTACGGCCGACATGCTGCTAGCTTCGCTGCGCGTCAAGGACGACAGTCCGCGCATGGCGCAGATTGAGGCAGCCAAGGCGCGAGCCAAGACTCGCCTAGTCAATTTGTTGGGCGTGCACCACCAGAGAGCGCAGACGGCGGAACGTGACCTGATCAAGGCAGGCAGCAACCGGCCGCTAGACGATTCTGATCTGTCAGGCCACGCGAAGATTGACGAGGCGATCGCCGAAGTTCGCAAGGCTATCCAGCCTGTGCTCGACGAGGTGCGCTCTGTCGAAGTGCTGCCTGCCTTTGCCGGGGCTCAGATCGACAATACGAACTTTGAAGTTATGCTGCGCCGCGTGATTCGTGAGCGCATCGAGATGGACCTGAGAAGCGTTGTTTTTATCGAACGCAGCTGGCACGCAGACCGCGCGTCGCTCTAGGAAACGGAGTTAAGATATGGCGACGACTGCATTCTGTTATTCCGCGAAATCTGAAGTGGCGCAGGCTGCGCACTGCTTCCTTGCAGTGCAGAGCGCGCTGAGCTGCTCTGCCAATACGACGGTGACGGTCACAGGCCTCGCGACGACGGCCGGCATTGCAGTCGGCATGGTAGCTAGCGGCACCAACGTCCCGGCCGGCGCGATCGTCTCGCGCATATTGAGTGGCACCAGTGTGCAGCTGGATACGGCGACGACTGGCGCTTGCAGCGCGATCACCTTCACCGGCGACACGTTCAAGATGCTGCTGATCAAGGCATCGCCCGCGCACTCGTTTGATGGCACGCAGACCAACGTCGGGACGCCGGGCACCGGATCGCCGACCGCAACTAACGTCGGTACAGATGAGACGAGCGGCGCTGGTTACACCACAGGCGGCTTCGCGCTGACCAACACCAGCCCGCAGGTTGGCACCACGGCTGGATATTGGAGCTTTGGTTCCAACCCCAGCTGGACTAGCGCAACGTTCTCGACAACGGCCGGCATCATCTACAGCGCAAGCACCCGCCTTGGCGCAGCCAACGGCATCACAGCGAACGCGGCAGGCTCGGCCATCAATCGCTCGTTCTCGGTGCATGACTTCGGCGGCACGCAGACGGTGGCAAGCGGCACGTTTACGGTGGTTCTGCCGACCAATGCGCAGGGCACGGCAATTTTGCAGATCAGCTAGCCTCTAGACAGGAACGCTAGAGCATGACCTTCTCAACCGCGCTGAACAATGCATCAATGACCGTTTCCGGTACGCCGGGGACTGGCACGATCACGCTTTCTACGGCGGTGACTGGTTGCGTGTCCTTCGCTACGGCGGGCGCGACCAACGGCATTCAGGTCAGCTACTACATCACTGACAGTGGTGGCGCGTGGGAGCAGGGGTACGGCACCTACACGACGAGCGGCACCACGCTCACGCGAAACTTGGTGCAGTCGTCAACCGGCTCGCTGCTGTCACTAACGTCGGCCGCAGTCGTCACGGCGACCGCGCTGGCGGCGGATATACAGTCGGCGGCGCAGCTGTCCGTCGCAGCTGGCAAGACGCTGACGGCCTCGAATAGCATCACGCTTGCCGGAACCGACGCGACCACGATGACGTTCCCGCCAGCATCTGCATCGGTCGGCTATCTCGGCATTCCGCAGAACAGTCAGACCGCGAATTACACGACGGTGTTGGCGGACGCGGGTAAGCAGATCATTCATCCGGCGTCCGATAACAATGCGCGCACGTTCACGATTGACAGCAACGCGAATGTGGCCTTTCCGATTGGCACGGCAATCGTGTTCATCAACTGCGCGAATACACTCACCATCGCGATCACGTCGGATACGATGTATCTGGCGGGTGGATCGTCAACAGGTTCGCGCACGCTCGCCGCTTATGGCATTGCGACGGCAACGAAAATCCTTTCTACGACTTGGATTATCTCTGGGGCGAACCTCACATGAGCGGCGTTCTAGCTCTTATGTCCAGCACTGCGTTGTCGTCGATACTGCCCGTTTGGTCGGCCGACTTCACAGCTATCACAACGCTGCCGGCGCAGGTGACGTTCTCGCGCGCCGGCAATGCGATGATGTACGGCACGACCGGCGTGTTGACCTATGCGCCGAATAACCTGCTATTGAATACGGCGACACTTTCAACGCAGAGTGTGACGACCGTCGCCGCAAATTACATCATCAGCTTTTATGGAACTGGCTCGGTTGTTCTGTCAGGAACAAAGTCGGCAACGATCAATGGGACCGGGGCAGGAAATCAGGTCTATCTAGCGTTCACAGCTACGGCCGGCACTCTTACTGCGACCGTATCGGGGAGTGTAACGTCTGCGGTTCTGGCGCTTGTCACCTACGAGACGACGCCGCGCACAAACGACCAAGTCATCAACACGTCCGCCGCGTACTACGGCCCGCGCTTCGACAATCCCGGCGGCACGGCTGCGGGGCTGCTGGTTGAGGAAAGCCGGACGAACTACTTTTTGCAGTCGGGTAGCCTGTCGAACGCGAGCTGGTCCCTTCAATACACCACGCTACCCGCGTCCGGCACTACGGACCCGACCGGCGCGACCGCAACGAAGATGCTACTGACGGCAGCGTCGGCCACGCACGGCATTCAGCAACAGGTAATCGGCGCGGCTGGCGCCTACTCGCAGTCGTGGTATGTGAAGTACGGGAATAATCAGTGGGTCGGCATCGGTTTCTATGACGGCGGATGGGTTGGTGTCGCGTTCGATCTGGTCAACCATGTCGTCGGCAACAACTCGACCGGCGTCGCTGGAACGATCACAGCGGTTGGCAGCGGTTGGTATCGCATCACAGCGACCTACACCGCCGCAGGAGCTAACCCATACGGCGGACTGTTCCTATCGAACAGCAATGTGTTTCAGGCTGTGTATACGGGTGCTGGCACTGAGTACGTCTATCTCGGCTTGTCCCAGATGGAGATCGGTGCGTTCACAACGAGCTATGTTCCGACTGTCGCGGCGACTGTCACCCGTGCTGCTGAGTCTGTGACCAGCACCAATGGTACGCTGACGGGTGCGCAAGCATGGATTGTCGAGACAGGCAGCTTGCAGGCGGCGACGGCATCGACGCTGCTTGGCATCAACACGAGCATCGGTCTGGGCGAGTCGTCCAGCAACTATCTGACGACGACCTACGGCGGCACGCAGACGAGCGGGGCGACAGCAACATGGACAGGCAACATGCGCGGCGGCATTGCGTGGGACAGCACGCCGCGCGTGGCTATCAGCTTGAATGGCGGAACGGTCGTCTCTGCGGCCAACTCAACGAGCGCACCGACCACACTGACATTCGGGTCAACCAACAGCGGCGCGAGCGCGTTCATCAACGGCTATCTCCGCAAGGCTGCGGCTTATGCCACGCTGACGAACACGCAGCTTGCAACTAAGTCAGTCGTGGGAGCGGCATTCTGATGGTTGAGCTTATTGCCAACGCCGCATCGTGGCAGGTATTCGGCGCTGCCGCTGTAGCGACCGGATTTGCCGACCCTGTCACGCACGCGCCGATCACTCAGGGCGCGCTCGGTGATAACGGAAGTTGGTTCTACAACGCGGCCGGGCAGGTCGTCGCGACGCCGGCGACCTACGATCACTCAGCGTTTCCGCCGACGCAGTTGACGCCTCCCGTGTACGCACCGGGCGTCTGGGTGCGCGTCCGGTTCAACGGCGATGTACCGAACCTTGCGACGCTCATCGCGGCGTGGCAGTCGGCCGGACTGACGATCTATCAGCTTGTCATGCCCGCGCCGCCCGCTGTTCCGTTCTGGTCCGCCGATGGCGTGACGCCCGCGCCTGACTACGTTGCTAACATAGGCGTGATCGCGTGACGACCGGCGCGAAAACAGGAACCTACGCGGTTGGCGTCGCGCCCGTAGGCGCGGTCGAGCAGACTGCAATTGCCAATGCCACTGCACCTGCGGTTGGCGTTGCTCGCGTTGGCGTTCGCCCTGTTGGGGCGCTGCCTGCGTCATCAGTTTCCGCTTCTGTTACTGCCGTCGTCGCTCTAGCTACGGGCGCAGTCGGAAGCGCAGTTGGGCAAGCGTCCGTTTCCGGCATTGCAGCGGCTGCATCCTCCAGCGCGGCGGGCGTTACGCTCAGCTTGTCTTCGTCTGGTGCGGCGGCTACGGCGTCGGCTTATGCTACAACGGCCGGAGCGTCTGTAAGTGTTGCAGTAACACAAGCCGCTTCCACTGCTGCGGTAGCGTCTATAACTGCCAACCCCTCGGTGACCTCGCCCAGCGCTGGTGCGTCGGCTGTTGCGCGGGCTGTTTCAACTCAGAAAAATCTAGTGACACCGGCAGTCGCCGTGGCGACTGCAATTCAACTGACTAGCGCGTTGCAGGTGGCGGCATCCGCCGCGATGGCGACTGCAGCTACAGGCAGCGCAAGTGAGAATGTCGCAAACTCTGCAAACTCTGTGACGGCTAGCGCAGTCGCCGGAGGAACCGCAGAAGTTGTACAGGCGGCGACTACATCAGCCACAGCCACAGCGTTTTCCGGTCAGGTTAACGACAACGTCTTGTCGTATGCGGCAAGCAGCACTGTGACCGCTGGGATTGGAGTAACGTCTAACGTCGTCTATTTGAATGCGTCTCCGGCTGCGGCAACAGCTCTCGCTGCTGTCCTTATGCCGGGCGCAGTCGCCTATGCGCCTGCGGCAACAGCTGTATCTTCGGCTAGCGAGCTGGCGTTTAGTATCAACGCAAATCCGCTTCCTGCCACGGCGCTGGCGCTGGCGGAGAACATCGGCCAAAGCGACACCATCCAGCTGTCAGCTGTTCCGTTGGTCTATGCGCTGGCTTCAGGCGTCACCACTCGGATCTTAAGCGTGGGGCAAGTGGGGGTTTACGTGACCTCTGCAAGCGCGCTTGTGCAGACGAGTGCCGCTGTGGCACTTGTAAAGATTGCTTCGTGATGGCTATGAACGTCACTGCCATCGTCCGCAACGCTGACATTCAGTGGACAGCGACATTCGTTGATCTTAACGGCTTGCCTCTCACGCCGTCTGGCGCACTACTTCGCTTGACCTACTACGTGCGAGGCGTGCTTACGACGGAGCAAGTGTCAATGGGCCTTGCGGGCAACGTGGCGACCTACGTGTGGACCAGCAGCATCGCAGACAGCGGCAATCTTTGGTGGTATGTTGCAGCAACGGGCAGTGTGCAGGCGGTGGCGCAGGGCGTCATCACGCTGGTCGTAAATCCAGCAAATCCGGGGAACTGATATGAGTTTCTACACGGACGTCATTCAGAAGGACCCGCGCTACAACAGCCAGCACGTCAACAACGTGGTGTGCGACATGAACCTGCTCGAACCCGGCTTCCGCGCCAAGGTGGTGCAGATGCAGGCGATGGCGACGGCGGACGGGCACGTGCTGAAGGTGGCCGAGACCTACCGCAGTCAGGCGCGGCAGCACTATCTCTATGAGCAGGGCTTCACGCAGCTGAGCCACGTCGGCGTCCACGGCTACGGGCTGGCGGCGGATCTTCAGTTGTTCGTCAACGGCAAGTACGACCCGGACGGCAGTCACTACATCTTCATGCACACTTACAGCGTGCGTTGCAAGTGCATCAGCGGGCAGGGGTGGGGCACGGCCAAGGCGCACCACACATTCACCGACTGGGATCATATTCAAGGCATCCCGGTGTTCCGGCAGGACGCCGTGTTTGCGGGCAGTTGGTACCCGCCGGCCGGCTACGATCCGTGGATCGACATGGCTCAACACAACATCGCGGGCATCGGCTGATGCGCGTCATTGCAATCCTTCTCGTGCTCGTCTGTGGCGGCACGGTTACGTCGTGCGCCCGCAACGGGCTGGGCGGTTACAGCTGGCCGAGCGTGCGATGACCATTGCCACGTCCATCTACCTGAAACGGGCCAAGCCACTTGCGGACCAGATGCTCGGGTACGGTCTTGCGCTGCATCAAGTCTGCGGCGTGCTCGCTAGCGTGCAGGGCGAGTCGTCGTTTCAGCCGAACGTGGTTGGCGACAAGGGGCATGCTGTCGGCCTTCTGCAACTCCACGATGATCGCGGCGCACTTATCAAGGCTGGCTGCGGGGTTGACCTGCGCGCTAATCCTTCGCCTGCTGACCAGATCCGGGCGATGTGGTGGGAACTCAACCACACGGAGAAGCGGGCGCTGACGCACCTGATCGCCTGCAAGAACGCCTATGACGCCGGTTATGCGTTCGCGCAGTACTACGAGCGCCCGGCCAACATCGCGAAGGACGGCCCGAAGCGCGCCCAGTACGCCGAGGATTGGTTCGACGTGCTGAGCCCGCTGTATCCCGCACCGACCACAGCAAAGGGAGTTTCCGAATGAACGCGCCCAATCAAGACCAAGCCATTTCCTTTTTCCGTCACATCGTCACGGCTTCTGGTAGCGTGCTGGCGACGCTCGCTGTGCTGCACATCATGACCGGCGACCAAGCGAAGAACGTCAGCGATGCGCTGTCGTCCATCAGCAACGGCCTCGTGCAGATCATGGCGGCGATCGGCGTCATCGCGCCCATTGTCAGTGGCCTCTTCGCCAGCTTCGCTGCTAGTCCCAGCGCCAAGCTGTCCAGCATCGCCAATCAGGTGGCCAACGACCCAGCCATTCAGAAGATCATCATCAACGGTGATGGCTCTGTGCAGAAGGTGCAGTCATGACCATGCAGGCCATTATTCAGGGTCTGGAGCAGCTGCTCGGAATCGCCAAGAAGGTCGCGCCCGATGCGCACGTCGATGTGACGGTGGGCGGCAACCTCGGCGTCATCAACTACGACACGCTGCTTGCCGGGCTGGAGTCGCTGGCAGGCATCGACCTCGCAGCCATCAAGGACGAGTTCAACAAGGGCCAGCTGGTCACGGCCGGCGCGATGAGCCTTGACGACGTACTCAAGGTGGTGGCCAAGGTGGTGCCGGGCGTCGGCGTGGCTGAAGCGGTGGTCCACGCGCTGGTCATCTTTAGCGAGTTAGGCCCAGCGCACAACAGCGGCGAGGATGGCATCGGCGCTGACCCTGCCGGCAACGGCAATGTGGCGTCCTGAGCCACAAACCGCGTTAGAGACGGCGGCGTCCATCGCGTTCGTCGTCGCGGTCATCGTGGCGATCGGCGTCGTGTCGCTGGTCGCAAGTTCGCTCTGGAAGTTGATGAACGGGAGAGACTGAAATGCACAAGAAGATCCTCTGGGCCTGCCTAGCGCTGGCGCTCGCTGGCTGCAATCTCACGTTGGCGCAAGCCATCGCAGCCGCGCAGACGGCGGCGCTCGGCATCTGCGCTGTCGCCCCGACCGCCAGCACCATCACCGCTCTCATCATCGCGAGCAACGGCGGCGACGCGGCGGCTTCGCTTGATCAGCAGACGGCCACGGCCGTCGCACAGGCGTTCTGCGGTGCGGTGGCCGGCAAGCCTGCAACGCCGCAGACGGCCGCGCTGATGCGCAAGTTCGGTGCACACGTGCGGGCAGCCGCTCCGCGTGCCATCGGCAATGGCGTCGTCAACTACGGCACCGTGACCGTCAATGGCAACACGATCCAGATCGAAGGCACGCCGGCCCGATGAACATCGCGCGCAAGATCGCCCGCTACGGCTACCGCAGGGACACGCTCGACCGGCGTGATCTGCTGCTCGCGCCGCAGCTGGTTCTTGCGCCGGCCGCCGTCAGTCTGCGCGATCACCTGCCGCCTGCGATGGATCAAGGGCAGCTGGGCAGCTGCACGGGCCACGGATCGACGGGGGCCATGCGTACGGTGCTCAAACGCGCTGGGGTGGGAGATGTACCCCTGAGTCGGCTACAGGCCTACTACGACGCCCGGCGCTACGAGGGCACCATCAACAGCGACGCAGGGGCCGAGATCCGCGATGTGATACGCGGCATCGCTTGGTTAGGCGTCGCGCCCGAGGCGCTGTGGCCATACGACGAGAGTAAGGTGTTCGTGCGCCCATCAGCGGAAGCCTACGCGGCGGCGCTGCGCTATGAAATAGAATACCAGCGCGTCGGCGGGCTGGATGGCACAGCCAAGGCAGGCGACGTCAAGATGGCGCTGGCCGCCGGGCACCCGGTGGTGTTCGGGTTCAACGTGTTCAACCAGTTCGAGAGCGACGCCTGCGCGCAGACCGGCGTCATCACCATGCCTGCCGACAACGAGCAGCCGATCGGCGGCCACTGTGTGTTCTTATGGGGCTACGGCCAGAAGCCCGGTTACTTTAGCGCCCGCAACTCGTGGGGCCAAAATTGGGGGGACAACGGCGACTTCTATCTGCCGGAAGCGTTCGTCGAGCAGCAGGGCTCGGACTTCTGGGCGATCACAAAAGTGAAGCCCGCTTAAAGCGATTAGGGGCTGGCATTGGGCGCGGTTGAAATAGAGGCACTGGCTGCGGTCGTCACCTCAGCCATCTCGATCCTGAGCGTGGTTTATTTCGGGAGCGTGAAGCTGGCGACGTTGCAGGTCAAGGTGGACACCATGTGGGAGTTTACATTGCGCCGGGCGAAGGCCGAGGCGGTTCATCTGGGGCTGGCGACGCTGAACAGCCCGCTGGTGGTCCATCCGCGCGCCAAGGAGATCTTCGGTGAGATTCTCAACGACCTGCGCGACGCGTACAAGCAACTCGGTCCGAGCGTGACCGACGAGGAGATGGCGTTGAAGTTTGAGCAGCTGTTCGGGGACCGCCTGCTCAAGGAAGTCTGCATTCCGTGCGGCATGCACATGGGCGCGTGCCTTGTGCTGGCCATTCAGGTTCTCCGCGACGAGGATAAGCTTCACTGATGGGCTCGCAATTCTACAACCACCGGCCAGACTACACCTTTTGGAAGACCAACGAAGACCCCTCCTTGTTGGGGCAAGAGGACGGGCCGATGACGGAAAGCGAGATTGCGACGCTGCGGGAGTTTGCACGCACGGCCGAAAGCAACATGAACAAGATCTGGGACAAGATCGAAAACTTACAGACTTCCATGGCTGCCATCAACACCAAACAAGATGTCGCTGATGCGCGTCGCGAGCAGATCTTCAAGAAACTCGACGAGGTGAAGCTGGGGCAAGAGAACTTCAATAAAGAAGACAGCAAGCGCGATGATGCGCTGACCGAAATCAACAGCAAGCTAGCCGCCATAGGTTCGCGCCTGACTAAGATCGAAACTTCCGCCAGTCTCAACTGGAAGTGGATCATGACCATCGGCGCGGCGCTGGGTGGACTTTTGCAGATCGCGTTGTCGTTCATGGCTAATCACTTCGGGTTGGTCGGCAAGTGACATTCTACGAGACGCTCACTCAGGCGGTCAACGAGTTCGTGACGCGCGGCTTTCAGACCCAGCAGCAGCTGGAGGACTGGTTGGTTCGCATCCGGACGGCGGCGCGAGAGAGCATGGTGCCGGAGTACCGAATGCAGGAGGCGCTGCAGAACGCTCTGCGCGGCGTCTACGACCGACTCGTCACCAAGGGCGGGATCGCGCGGTTTCATCCCGGCGTCAGCAAGTATACGATAGAAAAGCTCGCGCCGCAGCTGCGCGCGCAATTGAACCAGCGCATCATGACCAGCGCGCAGCTAATCAAGATGAACCGGGCGACGGCCATCGAGAAGACTCTGCAGCGGTTCGCCGGCTGGGCAAGCAGTGTGCCGGCGGGCGGCACCAAGGCCGTGGACAAGCCGGACACCAAGAATAACGTGCGCAAGGCGCTGGCGTCGCTGCCGTTCGAAGAGCGCAGAGTACTTGTGGACCAAGGGCACAAGCTGACGGCCAGCATCAATGAAGTGGTGGCCGAGGGCGGCGGCGCGATAGCGGCCGTCTGGAACTCGCACTGGCGGCAGCTGAATTATAACTACCGCGAGGATCATCGCGAGCGCGACCAGCACGTCTACCTGATCAAGGGCAGCTGGGCGCAGAACGCGGGACTGGTGAAGCCGGGCAAGGATGGCTACACGACCGATATCACCAAGCCCGGAGAAGAGGTGTTTTGCCGTTGCTACTACTCGTACCTGTATACGTTAAACAAAATCCCCGACGAGATGCTGACGGCCAAGGGTAAGGCTGTGCGCGATAACACGAAGAAGGTTGCCTGATATGCCGCTCAAATCCGGGACGTCGGAAAAGGTCGTTGGTGAGAACATTGCGACAGAGCGTGCAGCCGGGAAGCCGGAGAAGCAGGCTGTCGCGATTGCGATGAACAAGGCGCGCGGGGATGCGGCCCCGACTTATTCCACCGCTCAACTTCAGGGTGCGAAGAATTTGCTTGCAAAGGCAGAAGCTTATCTGAAGGATCATCCCGCTGTCGGCGGCGTCGCCACTCAGACGACTCGACTGGCGAAGAAGGAAGTCGATGAGGCGAAGGCTTATCTAGCTAAGGTCGAAGCACACATAGCCAAGAACGGCCCCAAAGCCGACTCCATCTCCCGCCTCGCAGACGGCGTCGCACAGCTCGCCGAGCGCATGGACAGCCTGACGCGGCGCGCAGATGCGATGTTCTGTGATGGGGGACCAGGCTCCGGCCCGCAGAAAGCTGGAAAGAACTACGGAACTGTGCGACGGGACCCCAAGGATTTTGAATGATCACCGCCTCTGGCATCCTCTTCCAGTCCAAGTTCGGCCGCGTGCTGTTCCTCAAGCGCGGCAACGGGGGCGACTACCCGGGATCGTGGTGCTTTCCCGGCGGCCGACAGGAGGAGGGCGAGACGCTCGCTGACTGCGCGATCCGCGAGACGCAGGAAGAGACCGGCCACACAGTTGACGTTCTCGGCGCACCGTTTACGCGGCGGATTTCTAAAGGCGTCCCGACGCCCACGCCGCCAGAAGCGGGCGTCGTCGCGGATACCCAGAGCTACGACGAGGACGTGGACTTCACCACCTACCGCGTCGTCGGTTGCGACGAGTTTACGCCGGTTCTGAACGACGAGCACACGGCATACGCTTGGGCGCGGGCGGACGGGCCACCGGAGCCGCTTCACCCCGGCGCGGCTATAGCTATAGCGCGGCTCGGCGCGAACGAGCTTGATATAGCGAGAATGGTTTCTCGGGGCGAGCTTGTATCACCTACGCGGTTTGAGAATATTTCAATTTTCGCGCTCAGAATGTCTGGCGTGGGGGTTGCTTTCCGGAAGGGTATTAACGAGTTCGTGTTTCGGGACCCTAAGATTTGGTTGTCGCAAGAGATGATCGACCGTTGTGCGGGTGTCCCGCTTATATACGTCCACCCAGAAAAGTCTGTATTGAACTCGGAAGAGTTTGCTGATCGGGTGGTCGGAACGATCATGTTCGGCTACCTCAAGGACAACGAGCTTTGGTGCACAGCCAGAGTTTACGATTCTGAAGTCATCAGCCTTCTTGAAGAAAACAAGATGAGCACATCGCCAGCGGTTGTGTTTCGTGATCCCGACGCCAACACTACGATGCGAGTCGAAGACGGGACGCCACTGCTGATCGAAGGTGCGCCCACACTTCTTGATCACTTGGCTATCTGCGGGCTAAAAGAAGACGGTACAGGCGTACCCGGCGTGTGGGACAAGGGCGCAGGTCTACACGGAATTGATCAGGTTGGCGTGAAAGCAGACGCAGACCTCATCAACTTGCCTGTGCGCCGTAAGCCGGATTACCGGTTACTCGCAGCAAAAACGACGGAACTGAACATCAAAATGAGGAGCGTTCTGACTCGTTTCAGGGTATAGTTAACGAACGACGCGGCTAGGCCGGCCAGCCGAAAGCCAGCAACCCCTACTGGTTGCCGCGTCACTCTTCTAGGGGATGAGCAAGGGGGCTCAGATGGACCACCCAGACTTCATTCACAACAAGTATTTCCGTTGGTACGTTTCCCTAGTCAGCAAGCCGGACGCGGAAGGCTACATCGAAAGGCACCACATCATACCGAAGTGTATGGGAGGTAAGAACGGCACGAACCTTGTGAAACTGACGCCGAGGAAACATTTCCTCGCCCACTGGCTCCTGACTAAGTTCGTCGTAGGTACATTGCGGCGGAAGATGACTTTCGCGTTCACTAATATGCGACAGAGGGTCCGAGGTAAGCGCATTCTTGCTGCATGGCAGCACGACTTGATACGCAGGAAGCATTCAGAAGAGTGCAGCGGAGAAAGAAACAACCGTTACGGGAAGAAATTCCCGCACACGCCAGAAGCCAAGGCCAAAATCAGAGCAGCATCTACGCTGATGTGGGCTGATCCGGAACACAAGGAAGTGCATTCTAGAAAAACACGCGGTCGCCCTATAACGGAAGAGCACCGTAAAGCTCTCTGCGCCGCTCAACAAAAGCTCGTCGCCACACCCGCAGGGATGGCCCAGTGTCTAGCGAATGTAGCAAAGGCACAGGCCAAAGCGCAGGTGGTCAATAAAGGTGCGAAGCGCCCGCCAGAAGTGGGTTTGAAGATCAGCAAAGCGCGAACAGGAATGAAGTTTACTGCTGAGCACTGTGCGAACCTCAGTAAGCGACACAAGGGCCGCAAGTGGCCTGAAGAAGTCGTGGCTAGACGGAAGGCATCAGCCGCACTGACTTTTGCCAAACGCAAAGAAGCCAAGAACTCCGTTGGTTCAGAACTCCCGCCTGAACTAACACCGAGCACCTAGAGATTGCGGGAATTATCAGCCATACGGAGAACTCTAATGGCCGAAGAAAACAAAGTTGAAAACGAGAAGAATGAAAAGGCAGATGCTGATGGTGGCCAGACTTTGGACACCGTGTTGAAGCATCTGGACAGCGTGCTTTCTGCCTGCGACAGCCTGAGCAAGCGCATGGACAGCTTCGAGGAAGAAAAGAAGGCCAAGGCCGACGCCGAGGAGAAGGAAGCCGAGGAGAAGGAAAAGGCCGACGCCGAGTCCGGCGCAGGCAAGGATCTGCCGCTCGACGACAAGCCGGCCGAACTGGCCGCCGACAAGGCGAAGAAGGACGCTGAGGAAGCCGAGATGGCCGACAAGGCGAAGATGAAGGCCGACAGCGAAGCCATCGCAAAGCGCATCGCAGACGTGGAGGCTCGCCTGCCGCGCGTCATGAGCGACGCTGAGCACGCCGCCATGGCCGATGCTCAGGCACGAGCCGACAGCGTGTTCCACGCCTTCGGCAAGCGTGCTCCGCGTCCGCTCGACGGCGATACGCTGCCGCGCTATCGTCGCCGCCTCGTCACCACGCTCAAGAGCCACTCGGAAGCGTGGAAGGACGTGGATATCGGCGCGCTCGTGCAGGACAGCGCGTTCGAGGTCGCCGAGAAGCAGGTGTTCGCCGACGCGCTCACCGCCGCCAATCATCCGACCGATCTGGCGGACGACGAGCTGCGCATGATCAGCAAGACCGACCCTGCCACCGGCCAGCGCCAGAACACCTTCGTCGGCCGGCACACCTTCATCAACGGCATGAAGCGCCAGCCGCGCTATGTGGTCGGCCTCGGCCTGCCGCGTCACTGATCCTCGCACCAACAAGGAATGAACTGAAATGGCGACTCCCTCTCTCGCATTCAACCCGGTCGTTACGACCAACGGCGCGGGCAGCTTCAACATCTCGTCGTCCGGCTTCATCGCCGGCACGGCGTACCCCAGCCCGTCGCAGCG